TATAATAATATCTATAATTAATAATAATATATTAATTATAGATATTTTTTTTGTTTTTAATTTAAAATTATAATTGATTAATTTTTAGATTCTTTATTTTATTATATTTATAAATAAAAACAACAATGAATGATATCAATTCAATTTCACCAAATATTAGAGATTTTTTATTATCAAAAAATTTAACTTTTAGTGATACAATTACGAATAATAATTTAGAAGGGTTAGCTGTTGGAATTGGTTACCCAGCTGAAATAAGTAGTAATACTATTGTTGTTTTACCTTCGGTGGATATAATTAGTGAAGGTGAATTATATCGAAATACAAACATTTTAAATAATCCTTATGCTTCTTCAGTTGAACAATTACCAACTAATATTACATCAGATAATATCTTATCAATTGGAAATTTACCGTTAGGGGTTACTCAACGAGAATATTTAAATAATATTGGATCAACTTTAATAAATTCTCCATTTTCTAAATCAGCTAAAAAAGGTAAATCAGCTTTATTTAAAAATAAATATGTTCCAGATTCAAATCAAACTTATCAAGTAGGTTTAAGTAATAATACTATTTTCTTTGAAAATCAAATTGAAGGTGGTTATTTAGATAATCAAGGTGAAATTAACGGAATCGAAAATAATCAATTAATTGATACTGTTAGTGGTTTACTAACTGGAGCTACTACGTTAGACATTAGAAGTTCTTTAGCTAGTAGAGTGCTTAGTGGTATTGGGGTAACTAATGATACTCAATTAGGTAAAATAGGTAATAGAGAATTACTAAAATCATTAAAAAATAAAATAAAAGCTAATGGTATTAGAGAAAGTTTAGGAAAATTAAATCTAAACCCAATATCACTTTTAAGTGGAGGGGATTTATTTATTCCAGATTATAGTATTACTGTTGCTAAAGAAACTAAAGGTAAAATTTTAGATGTTGCTTTGAATATTCTAGGTGTTGAAAGACCAGTAAGTATTTTTGAAGCTGAATCAACGATTTTTAATTATGAATTATTTGGCAACGGAGTTGAGGTAGATAATTTTTCTAGAGCAATGTCTCAAATAAAAAATACTGGTAAAGGTCAAATGAATCAATTGTTTTCAAACATGAAAGCAACGATGGACCCTAAATTTACTGGTGGTGGTATTAGATACTCGCCTGGTTATGATGATTCAGATAGAAATGAATTTTTTAAATTAGAAAAAAATGAATATCCAACTAGAATTGGTGATTATTATAATGACGAAAAATCATTACCAAAATATGGTGAAGATGTTTTAAATTGGTATGGAGATGGTAATAAAGGGGTTAATACTTTAATAGGGGGTGATTTAGAGAAGATATCTCCTTTTCCAATTTTTGATGATGTTGTAGTTATTCAAGATAGTTTAATGTCTAAAACAAAACAATTATTTAATGAAGGTAAAATTAAATCAATAGTAACTAATAAAGGGTTTTTACTTGATTACGAAAATGAATTAGATTCTTCAGTAGAACAAAATGGTAATCAATACATATCCAAAGGTAGTGGCGTAAAATATATTGATGTTCTAACCAATAATGAATCTAACCCAAATAATATATTCTGTAGGAGTTGGGTTGGTCATCATGGCTATACAAAAGTAAATAGATTACAAGGACATGGATCTGGAAAGGACGAAGGAAGTGGTTTAAGCGCTAAAGGAGGCTTTAGAACACAAAACACTAGTGAAAGTGTCTTAGACTCAAATGGGTTCGTTAAAATAGCTCCATACAAGTCAGATAATAGTGATGTTAAGAAATATATGTTTTCTTTGGAAAATTTAGCTTGGGGAAATGATCTTGATAAACTACCGAAAAACGAAATTGGTAATGGGGATTTATTAACTGGTACTAAAGGTAGAATAATGTGGTTCCCGCCGTACGATTTAACTTTTAGTGAAGGAGTTTCTGTAAATATAGAATCGACTAATTTTATTGGTAGAGGTGAACCAGTTTATACTTATAATAACACTGAAAGAACAGGTAATTTAAGTTTTAAAGTTTTAATGGATCACCCAAACTATTTAAATGATTTGAAAGAAAATAAAGATTATGATCTTTATTTTGATGATTTGTATAATTCAATTGTTGCTGGTTGTGGTGAAATTCCAGATCCTAATTTATCGCAAGATGAGGTTGATAAAATCAAGTCAGAAGTTTCAATGAAAATTCCGCAAGTAAAGGCTGAGTTACAAGTACCACCAACACCTTTTAAATTTTATTTCCCGAATGATGTGGCTAGTATATTTAATGATTACGAAATATTAGGTAACGAAGAGGCACCATATACAACAACAAGACAAACTATTCCTAGTGAGGGTTACACTGCTAAAACTGGTAAACCTTACGATGATAGAAAGAATTACGGTTTAAATAAATATTGGAATAACCCAGAATTTATAGCTAAAATGAAAAATGATTTTAATGAAGTATGTCCTTCATGTAAAGTAATTATGAATGGATACGCTAGTATTGATGGGAAAGCGGAAAATAATAAAAAATTATCTGTTGATCGAGTTACCGCAATAAAAAAATGGTTTTTAACAAATATAATTGGGCCTGATACACAAAATGGTGAGGCTAGATTTTTAACAGTTGAGGGAAAAGGTCAAATTGGTGTTCAAGATGGTTCGCCAGTTGATTCTCTTGAAAAGAAAACTAAACGTTATGTAAATATTAGCTTTCAGTATGATCCAAAGATAGATGAAAATAATAAAAAAGAATATTTAAAGAAAGTTGATTCCGCTCAAAAAAAAGCACTAGGTGATAAAATAAAAGCTAGATTTTTTAATGAAGCAATGTATTTTGAAAAATTGCAACAAGAAGATAATATAGTTTACGAAACGTTAAAAGAAAAAATTAAATATTTTCATCCAACGTTTCACTCTATTACTCCAGAGGGGTTCAACAGTCGTTTGACTTTTCTTCACCAATGTACTAGACAGGGTTCAACTTTAAATACTAGTGGGCGGCCAAATAATATGTCTTTTGGTATTGCACCAGTTTGTATTTTAAGGTTAGGTGATTTTTATCACACTAAAATTATGATTGATAGTTTAAATATTGATTATGATAATCAATGGGATTTAAATCCAGAAGGTGTTGGGATTCAACCGATGATAGCTAATGTTTCATTAAGCTTTAAATTCATGGGTGGTCAATCAATGCATGGACCGATTAATCGTTTACAGAACGCAATATCATTTAATTTCTTTGCTAATACTGAAATTTACGACCCTAGAGCTGATAAAATTATTGTTGATGGGGGTAAAGGAAAATATGTTAAAGGTGATAATAAAGTTGATGATTTTATTGAGTTATCAGCAAATGATTCACCTGGAAAAACAAGTAATTTAAAAGAAGGTGATAGTATTCAAGACTTTATTAGTAGTGAAGAAAAGATTGAGAAACCAAAATCAACTGACGTATCAAAATTCACTGGTATAAGTTTAATCAGTTCTAAAGAAACTGACACTAGTGTTTTTGAAATTGCGGTTAAATTTGATTCAATTAATATGGTTAGAGATAATGAAATCATTTTATCTGATGAAGTAATGTTAAAAATCGCTCAAAAAGGGTTTAAAATTTCTTTAACGTCATCAAATTCAATAGGTAATGTTCAAATACGGCAAGAAATAGTAGGAAAAGCTGGAATAGTTTCTGGCCTTTTACAAAGTTATATCATTCCAGATATTATTCTTGATAAAGGATCATATGATTTATCATTAATCTACGGTGGTGAGAAAATAAAAACAATAAAAATTGATTTAGGTTAAATAATTATATAAAAAAATATGTCAGTATACGTCGATAGGTATAATAAATTCAGAACGAATGACGGAACATCGCCAATACCAGGTATTGTTATTCCGAATTCAGCCACAGATAAAAAAGTTATCTATGTGACTGGTAAAACTAGATTTGATATTCTTAGTCAAGAATATTACGGTAACCCATATCATGGTTGGTTAATTTTATTAGCTAACCAACAATTTGGGGGGATGGAGTTTGATATACCAAATGGTGAAATAATTAGAATACCATTTCCATTTAATAATGCAATTGAGCTTTACAATTCGGAAGTAAATAACTATATTAGATTATATGGCGAATAGTAATGGTAAAGGAGTTGATGTAGTTAATAATATTTTATTAATTGATCCAAACGTAAAAAGTAGTTCTACAATTCATAATGATGCCTCGGATAGTGTTCACACTTCGGAGAAATTATCTATTAATGTACAACTAACTACTCAAAGAAAATCTAGAAGTTCAATAGTTATCGCTGATAGTACAAATACTATTGAGAAAGGTAAAATTGGTACTTTGATTGATTTCATGGAAGGTCATAAGTTCTCGAATAATCAAGAGAGTTTATCAACACATTACACTGAAATCGGAACATCTTTTGGTGATTTATTAAATAATAATGTAGCCCCTAATTTAGAGACTTTAGGGATTGTTGATATTAATATCGATTTCAATGCTGCGTTCGCACCAGTAATAGTAATAAATTTTATTGACGTAAAAGGGCGCTTACTACAATATGGTAATAATTCACCGTATAGCGTATTTTTCGATATGCCTTATCCAATCTTTACTCTACACGTTAAAGGATTTTACGGTAAAGGGATTAAATATGATTTACATTTAACAAAATTTAATGGTAAGTTTAATTCACAAAGTGGTTCATTTGAGATTCAATGTGAATTTATTGGGTACACTTATGCTTTTTTAAGTGATTTATTAATTGGATATTTAAAAGGCGCGCCATATACATCTAACGGAAAGAGTTTGATCGCTGAAAAAGCGATGGATACTCAGTTTTTCACCTTTAAAGATTTAAACGAAACAGCCCAAAAAACAAAAGTTGAGATTGATAAATTAAAATCTGACGATGAAGGTAGTGTTCCAGCAATCGCTCAAGGGGAAAGCAAATTAATTGATCTTGAAGAAACTAAAAATACTTTAAACGAGTATTTATCTACATTAAAAACTAACGATGTTTCAATAAAAAACGAAAGTGGTGTAGCGATTAAGGTTGGTTTTATAACACCAGAAGAAATTAAAATTCTTTCTGATAGCGTTGATAAATTAATAGCTTCAACGAATGAAAAAAATAAAGGTGCTATAGAATATAATATAACCCCAGCTAAAGGTAAATTAATTTACAACACAAACATGATTAATGTTACATTAAAAGATGGTAAATCATTTTCAGTAAGTGATTTAAAAAATGATGATGATACATTATTCAAAACTGTTAATTCTCTTTTAAATGTGACTGATGGTAAAGTAACTGATGGTACAGTAGCTGATACTAGTAAATTAAATGGCGCAAAAGAATTTACCGTAATTGATCTAACTTTATTATTTAAAGATATTGATCGACTTATAACAACAATAAGACAAGCAATTGATGATGCTAAACAAAATACAGCTAAAACATTAGCAATTAATTTAGGGCAAATAAAAACATCTGATGGTAGAAATTTAGGACCAACTATTGGGAATTATTTTCAAGTGTTATGTAACCATGTTGATTTATTAATGGAATCGATTAAAATGGTTGCAATAAAAGCCGAAAGTCCTGATAACGCTGAAAATAGAAAAAATGAATTACAATTAGCAATTCAAAACAAATCCAATAATGAAGTTGATGCTGATTTTATTTTAGCATTTCCAGATTATAAGATTAAAAATGATAAAACTGGTGTGTTAGAAGAAAAATGGATTGGATCGATAGCTCCTAATTTACCTGAAGTGTTATTTATCAATGAATTAATCCAAGGAATATTAACAGAAGCTAAAAACGATAGAGCTATTGGAGCTGAATTAGCTGATGAAACAATAGGTAATGGTGGTATTTCATGGTACCCAGTATCAGTTATGGATACACCGTTTTATATTAAAAATACCGAGAATCCATATAAAATATTATTAAACGACGGTAATGATTTAGATTTAACAATTTTAATGGCGTTTAGAGCGGCATTATTCTTAACAACTAATACCTCTAATAATGACGATATTGTTTTGATGGGTCAATTAGAAGCAAATAACGCTTTTAACAACATACCTGAAACTGTTATGAAATACTTAACAGTTGAAGCAAAAACGTTAGGTGAAAAAATTGATATTAATTTACTAAAACCAACTACATCACACCCACCATTTTTTAGTAAAGAGGTTGGTAATCATTTAGAATATGGGTTTCATGATTATCATGTCTCATTAGCTAGAGTAAATAATAAAAAGGATTTATATAAGTTATTTTTTAATTTACCAAATAACAATAATGAATTATTTTTAAATAATTATGTGTCTAATAATTCAGGGTCACAATTAGAGAGTAATTCAAATTACGTTAAATTTATCGACTCAACGGTTGATTACTCAGTCGCGTCTTATGACGGGATAACATTACCTTCAAGTAAGGACACTTTTGATATTGATAATATTAAAGAAAGTAAAATTAGTGACACTAATTTAGGTATTTATGTATTTAAAAATACTAAGAATAATGGTACAAGCGGTATAATACCAGCTAATTGTTATTTTTTAGATTCTAAATTAAAATATACTATATTTAAAGAGAAAATTATTGGTAATTGTCCTTTTGATATTAAAAATTATAAATATAGAATTCTTAAATACCAAACCTTAACTGGTGATGAATACCCTATAATAAATTATACTGATATTGATTCAAAAGATAATATATCTTATCGGAGAAATATGCTAAATAATACTTTTCACATACTTACTAATTTTAGTGAAAAATTTTACGTTGGTGATTTAAAATTTAATAATGGTAACCGTAATCAAGTTTCTCTATTTGGTAGTACATTTTATCGTAATCAAAATAATTACGGTAAAGCTTATTTATTTTTAGCGTCAATTCCATTTGATGGAGTAAGTGAGAATTGTGATATATTTGATGGTAAATTTATTAACATGTTAAATACTAAATCAGGGTTAGTTCAGATGTCTTATCCGTGGGTACTATATATTGGGGCTATTCTAAAAAGAGCTTTTGACGTTGATGGTGAAAAATTAATTTTATTTAATAAAAATTATACAGATTCTAGCGAAGATTTACATCGCGTTCAACTTGTATATAATTACTTTGGAGAAACGCCGCCAAATAGAAAACAGTTATTATTTAGTGATAAAAAAAATTATAATAGAGGGGTTTTTAATATAGAATCTGAAATTATTACTGATTACCCAGATGTTAACCCAATTATATTAAATTTACCTAATCAAGTTAAAAGAGAGTTCATTGAACAGTTTGAAACTTGGGTTAATGGAGGTTTTTCAGTAATTAGTAGTGAATTAGATTTATTTAAAAATAATAGTGGGAGTAAAATTACTGAATTTTATCAAAGTATAAAATCTGATCCAAATAATTTATTCTTATCTGAGAGTAAAGATATTCTTAACAACAATTTTTTCAAAAATTATCTTAATTTTGGGTTAAATACATTCCAGAATAATAGTGTATATGATTTTGATTTAGAATTATCACCAGATGGTTACGGTTCTAAGTTGTTGACTAAGTTTATCTCTTCTTCTATATTAATGGTTAACAATACTTGTAAAGTTTGGCAACCAAGAGTAGATAATAACTATTCAGCTGATACTAAAATATTAGTTAATAAAGGTCATTTTAAAGTTTATAAAGACGCATTTGTTAGTGAGTTTAATCGATTAGCTGATAAATTTAAAACAGAAGTAAAAACTGTTAATACGGAAGTTAGTCAAGAAGTATTTCAAACATTAAATGGTGAGGATATTAGATTAAAAGTTTATAAGGATATTAAATCTATTTATGATAAGTGGGTTTGCGGATCAAACTACAACTACTTAAAAAGATTAGAGGGTGATGAAAACGATAAATCTTTATACCAATCGTTCAATTTTATTAGTAGAACTTATGATGATATTTCTGATGAATTTAAAATTAATTTACCAGTAATAACAAAAGTATTAACAGAAAGTTACAACCAACCAATATATGCTCATATTTCTAGAGTTTTAGGGGATAATAATTTTAATTTTATGCCACTACCAAATTATATAAACTACTCTAAGTTATCAGATGTTGAAGCGGTATTTACACCACTACCATGGAATGAAATGGTTGAAGAAACGAAGCCTAAATTTGTGTGTATGTATGTTGGTGAGTATTCTAATAAACTAGATTTAGGTAATAAAAATGGTGGAGATGAAGCTAGTATAGGTACGGTTAAAGATATTAACGGGGTTACAAGAATAGCTGACAAAGGGATTGTTGGTGGTGATTTTGCTAGTTATTCTGGTGATAATAAAAAAATACCAGTATTTTTAATAAAATTCGGGGACCAACACCAAAGTATATTTAAAAGTATTAATTTAAATCAATCTGAATTCACTAATACTAATGAATCTTTAGTAATTACTGATGGATTAACTAAAGGTCAGGGGATTGGTCAAAATTTATTTGATGTTTATCAAAATAGATCATACAGTGTTGATATTGAAATGATGGGTAATGTAATGGTTCAACCATTTATGTACTTCCAATTGGATAATGTACCAATGTTCCATGGGTTATATTTAATAATTAAAGTAGCTCATAGAATTTCGAATAATTCAATGATAACAACGCTAAAAGGAGTTAGAATAAAAGAGGTTAAAACTAAAATGGTTGATGATTCAACATTATTTAACGCCTTTTTTAGTGATTTAACAGATAGCATTAATAATGGGTCATTAAGTGGTTTAACTAATAGTGGAACTTTCCCAAGTAGCGAATATTCTGAATTTATAACAGCGCAATTACCACCAGTGTGTTCTGGATTAGAAGTCCAGGGATATAATGGTAAAAACGAAGGATTTTCTAATGGAAGGGCGGTTTATAGATACGGAATTAAAGAGGTTGTTGATTTCTTAATTTTATTAGGTTCTAAATGGTATCAATACGCTCGTAATACGGAATATAATGATACTATTTATTATAATGATTTATCTACTAAGAATGGTTCAGATAACAAAGGTCATAAGTCGCATAAAAAAGGACTATCTTTTGATTTTAGACCAATCTGTAATAAAGTAAAAAATAAAAAGGGTGAATTAGTAAATTTTACTGGGACAATTAGTAATAGTGGTTCTGATAATTACTCGGTTGAAGGTAATAAAGCTTTCATTAAATTAGCTTTAGATTTAGCTAAATCGGTTGGTTACGGTAAAACCAAAACTATAAAGGTTTTCTGGTATAATGATGATACATTAATTAATGAATTTAATAATTATTATGGGTCTGATGATCCAAGAGGATTAGTAAAACCTATGGATGGTCATTCAAATCATATGCATATTGAATTTTACCCACCAGAAAGGGTTGAAAAAGATATTGCAGAAAATAATATTGATACTAGCGTTGGAACTAGTGGTGGATTAATCCTAAATAAAGGTATTGGGATGAGTTACCCGAATAGTTTACAATATTTAGGTAAAATGAATAAAACATGAGTTTAAGTAATAAAGAATTAGCTATCTTAGATTTGTTAGCGTATAGCGAAGGAACTTTAGGTAGATCACAAAATGGTTATGATGTTGTTTTTGGGTATAGAGTAATTGTTGGCTGGAATGAAAATTCCACTATTGCTCACGGATTAAATAATTGGGTCTCATCAGGCTCTGTGGTCTCTTCAGCAGCTGGCCGCTATCAATTTATAGCTAAAACCTGGGTTGGGATTAATAATGGAGTTAACGTCCCTTTAAGTAAAACCAATCAAGATAATGCAGCAATTAGAAAAATAAAGGAAAGGTTAGGTGGATTATCTATTAATGATATTGATGGTAGAGACTATTTTTATAATGTATTACAAGCATTAGCACCAGAATGGGCCTCTATTCCATTAACCAAAACCATTACTGTTGGTGGTAAAACTCGTTATAGAGGTAAATCGTATTATGATGGTGAGAATGGAAACGGGGCCAAAGGAACACCAGAGAAATATTTTGAAATTTATTCCACAGCTTTAAAATTATATAATAATCAGTAATAAATCTTTTAATTTAGTATAAAAAATAGTATTTTTGAAATAAAATGGTTCTAGGTAATATAATTTACAATGGGAATTTAGAATTTAATGATAATTTTAAGTATTACCCTACGATTGACTCAGTAGAAGATAAAAACCTACCAACATTATTTATCGGATATTCTAAAACTAAAGAACTATATCCAAAAATAAAAGTACTTGATAGAAAAATTAATAATCTAATTTATTGGACATTTAATAAAAATGAAAACACTAAAATCATGAGTAATGATATGTTTAATTTTATGGTTAAGTGTCACTACGAATATATCAAGCAGCTGAAATATATTTTCATCGACCCTATAACAAATAATAAGAATATATTAAAAAAAATATATTTGAAGATATCAACCAGTAAAACTATTAAATTATTTGAAGATAAAAATAAAATGTTTTATTTAAATGTTGATGATTTAATTTTCGGGATCGATTTAAATTTTTTTGAGTTTATCGGGTTTGATGGTGTAAAATTGAAAAATAATCTAATTAATAAAAGTACGGTTTACTCTGATTATAATAACATTAATAGTGAAATAAAATTATTTAATGATATTGTTGAAGATAAAAAATTTACCCCTTTTTTACTATAAAATAAGAACTTTTTCTCTTTTCAAACTATTTATAATAAAACATTATTAAGATGGAAAATTCACAAATGAATAAAAACCTTGAAAAATTCTTAGGTACTTCTGAACCGAAAGAAGATTGTACTGGGTCTGATTGTTTAATTAAAACAGATAAGAGTTTAATCGAAGTTAAAAAAATAAATAAAAAAGTTATCATTGAAGATGGTAGACAACTATTAACGTAATATGAAAAAAGATTTTTTAAATGAGGAAAGATTACGTTTTAAACAATTAAACGAGTATAACTTTTACATGCCAGAAAACTACGGTGATATGGATAGTGATGATACTTTAATTATTGATGAAGATGACGATCTAGAACAACAAAACGAATTACCACTAGGTAATGATGATGATTCACAAACTAACGGCCCAAGTGATGATTCACAGATTCCAAATGCTGAAGAACCAGCTGAAGATGAAGGTGAATTTAATTTTGATGAGCCAGATGCGGATGCTTCAGCCGAAGAGCCAGCAGCCGAACCACTTCCAGAACCAGCACCAGCTGAAGATGAAGTTGAATTAGACGTAAGTGATTTAGTTCAAGGGACTGAAGAAGCTAAGAATAGTGCTGATAAAGCAAACCAACAATTAGCTATGTTAATTAATAAATTTTCAGAATTAACTGCTGGATTAGGTAAGATGGATTCAATATCGGCTAAAATTGAAAATTTAGAAAAAGAAATTGAAAGAAGAAACCCAACAGAAGTTGAAAAATTAGAAATGAGATCGCTTAGTTCATACCCATACAATTTAAAATTAACTGATTTTTGGGAAGATAAAAAAGGTCAATATGATGTAATGGACAAAGCATCTGATAATGAATACACATTAACTCAAGATATGGTTGATGGGGAATATAACCCAAATGAAATTAAAGATTCTTTTGATTTCGAAGAAGAAGAAATTTAATAAAAAAGTGAAAAAAGAATAGACAAAACTTTTATTTGGTTAATATAAATAATATTTTTGTTACATAGAAAAGATAACTAACCGAACGGTTCTTATACATAAATAAATAATAATAAAAAAACAAAAAAAACAAAACATGACGACTTACGAAGCGATGCTTGAACAGTACAAGAAAAATCAAAACACTGGTGCTAAAAAAACTCTTTCAAGTGAAGAGAATTTAAAAAATTATTTTACAACTTGGATTCCAGACAACATTAAACAAAAATTTAAACAATTTAGAATTATCCCTTCAGTTGATGGTTCGACAGTTTTTAAAGAAGTTAAAGGTCACTCAATTGAGATTGACAAAAAATGGCCAAAATTTTTATGTCCGAAAGCAACAGATGGTCTACCATGTCCTTTCTGTGAATTAAGAGAATCGCTACAAGCTTCTTTTAAAGCTACTGGAAATGAAAGTGATAAAGAATTGGCGAAAAAATATAATCAAAAAGAAATGTTCGTTATCAAAGTAATTGATAGAGAAAAAGAAGATGAAGGAACTAAATTCTTCAGATTCAATAGAGATTATACTAATCAAGGGGTTTATGATAAAATCATGGCCATTATGTTAAAAAAACAATCTGACGTTAGTCATGCTACAACTGGTAGAGATTTATCTTTAGATATCCAAAGAGACCAAAAAGGTCGTCCAGCGGTAAACTCAGTAATGGGTGAAGATGTATCACCAATTCATACTGATGAAACTTTAGCTAAAAGTTGGGTAGAAGATGGTAGAACATGGAGAGATGTTTATAAAGTAAAACCTTATGAATATTTAGAACTAATCATTAACGGAGAAGTTCCTTATTGGGATAAAGATAAAAGCATTTATGTTGCTAAATCATCTTTAGACACTAGTAACGACACTTCTGAATCAAAAGATACTAGTGAATTAGTAATGAGTAAACAAGTTGAATTAGGTAACCCTACACAAACCAATTCAACGCCAGAAGACGATGGTGATGACCTTCCATTCTAAAAATAAAAAAAAATAGATTATAAAAAGTTAAGTTGATTAAAAACCCTCTTAACTTTTTTTTTCCTCTTATTTTAAAATAAAGATATATAACACAAAATAAATGAGTTTAAAAAAAGTCCCAGCAAAGGGAAAAACAATTGAAAAGAAAGAGTTTGATAAGAACGCTTTTAAAACTAAATTAGGGTTGACACAAACAGCTAAAGAGAAAGATTTAACTTGGATTCCATTATCAAAAGCTTTTCATGATGCATTAAAAATTCCAGGGTTTCCAAGAGGTTATGTTAGTATGGTTAGAGGATTTTCCAACACTGGTAAATCAACCGCTTTCTACGAAGGTATCGCTGGCGCACAAAAAATTGGTGACTGGCCAGTTATTATTGAAACTGAAGGTAACTTCAACTGGGAACATGCTAGAAATATTGGGATGCAATACACAGAAGTTGTTGATGAAGAAACTGGTGAGATAATTGATTATGAAGGTAATTTTACAATAGTAAAATCTGAAGATCTATATGAGATGTATAAAACTTATGATTATAAACAAAGTACCAACACAACTAAAGCACAAAGGTATGAGCCAGTAATTGAGGATGTACATAGATTTATGACTCAAGTACTTGACGCGCAAGCTGAAGGTGATTTTCCGTATAATATCGCATTTTTCTGGGATTCAATCGGAACTTTAAATGGGTATCAATCAGCAACATCTAAAACGACAAATAATCAATGGAATGCTGGTGCGATGAATGTATTTCAACCACTAACAACTAGCCGAATTCCAGCGAGTAGACGTGATTACCAAGAATATACAAATACATTTGTATGTGTACAGAAAATATGGTTAGATAATATGAATGGAAGTGTTATTAAGCATAAATGTGGTGAAATGATGTTCTTCAACTCCAGAATTATTATTCACTTAGGTGGGATCTTAACTCACGGAACTTCAAAATTGAAAGCGATCGCTTTAGGGCAAGAATTTCAGTACGGAACGGAAGTTAAAATTAAATGCGAGAAAAACCACGTTAACGGTATTGAGAGAATGGGTAAAATTGCTTCAACACCACACGGATATGTTAACCCTGAAGAATTAGATACTTATAAAAAAGAGCATAGACAATTTATTCACGATGCTTTAAATGTTGATTACAACCAGGTTATAAATTATTTAGTTGAGAATGATGAAGATTCTCCAGTTAGTGAATAAATAACTAGTCAAAACCTTTTATTTAGTGAATTAAAATAATATTTTTGTTATAAATTAATGAAGACATTACCACCTAAAAAAGGGATGATTGAGAATAGCATAAATACCCTACTAATTGATGGGAACGCGTTATTTAAAACTGGGTATCACGGTGCCAAAGATGAGTTTAATGCAAACGGTCAACACATTGGTGGGGTTTATCAATTTATAACTATGCTTAGAAAATTGTTAAACGAAGAATTTTATCATAAAGTATTCGTCTTTTGGGATGGAAAATTTAGCGGTAAATTAAGATTTGAAATTTATAAAGATTATAAAGGGGATCGAAATAAGGATTTTATAAACGGAACGGCACCAGTTGATGAAAATCAATTAATCGAGCGTTACATGGTCCAAGAATACTTAGAAGAGTTAAGTATTAAACAATTAGAAGATGAAGTTGTTGAAGGTGATGATTTCATAGCTTTTTATTGTAAAACTAAAGAGGATAATGAAAATATAACTATATGTTCTAATGATGGTGATTTATGTCAATTACTAGAAGAAAATATTAGAATTTATCTTTTACATAAAAAAAATTACATTAACCTTAATAATTATCAAGAGTATTTTTCTCATAAACAAGAAAACTCTATGTTAATTAAAATTATTGCTGGAGACTCAAGTGATACTATTAAAGGGATAAAAGGTGTAAAAGAAAAAACGTTATTAAATTTGTTTCCAGAATTAGCTGATAAAAAAGTTGAATTACCTGAAATTTTAGAAAAAGCATCGTTTCTTCAAGATGAGCGCATTAAAAATAAATTAAAAAAGTTAGGTGCGTTAGAAAATATTCTAAATAGAGTTACAGTAGGATGTCAAGGTAAAGATATCTACGAAATAAATAATAGATTAGTAAATTTAAGTGTACCGCTTATGACTGAAACAGCTATTAATAATTTAGTTGAACTAAGGAATAATAGATTATCAGTTGATGATCGTGGGATTAAAAATGTATATAATCTAATGAAACGAGATGGTATCGATAAGAAAATTTCAAATTTTTCTGATGACTACTTATTACCGTTTAAAAAATTAATTGAAAGAGAGAAAAAAAATAAATATGAACAACAGTAGAAATGAAATTGCGTATCGATTTGATTTTGTATTAAAAATAAACGAATTCTTTATCGTACATAGAGAGTTTAATATTAAGAACTACAATGAAAAATCTAGAGAATCGCTAGAAATGAAAGAATTAATGGATGAATTGATGGGAATGAATTGTCCATCTGGTAAATTGGGATTAATCCCTAACCTATTAAAAAAAGGATCTATAGAATATCTATGGGAGCACTTTAACCAATACACAGTGCAAACAGTGGAAGAATCAAAAATTAAAGACTCAAATAGTAGAGTTGATAATTTCTCATTCGAACTTAGAGAATATGGTGAACTAATTGGATCAGCTAATTTTAGTGGGGAATATTTCCAACCTAAAATTAGAGTTAAAGTTGATGTAAAAGAAGTACTTCCTAATATTATGGAAGAGATAAGACATTATTTAGGTAAAAATGAATATACTACTAAATATGGTAAACAAGTCTTAAAAAGAAACAACCGATTATCAATGGCTGATAAAGAAAGGGTTTATATTAATGAATAGTGATAAAAACACTTTAGGTTACTTAGGCGCGGACTACCAACTTAGGTTGGTGGCCCAAGTCCTAAATGATAAAAAATTTGCTAATATAGTTCTTAATTTGTTAAAACCAAATTATTTTGATAATGAACATTTAAAAATAATTATGTCAGAAATAATCAATGCTTTCGAGCAAGATGAGGTTATTGTTGATTATGGAAGTTTAACTTTTAGATTAATGGCTAGGATATCTAATGAAATCCAACAAAATTTCATTAAAGAAACTTTAGACACTATAAAAGCAAGTACTTTAAATGATGTAATAAAAATTCAAAGTACTGCGATTAAATTTTGTAAACAACAAGAAACTAAAAAAGCTGTATTCGAGATTCAAAAAATAATAGAGCGCGGGGATTTGGAAGAATATGATAAATGCGAAGCTTTATTAAAATCAGCATTAGAAGTAGGTGTACCAGCAGATGATGGTGAAGACAATTTCGATAATATTAATGATGTATTAGCTGATGATTTTAGGGACCCAATTCCAACAGGTATTACTAAATTAGATGAAGTCATGAATGGTGGCTTATCTAGAGGTGAGTTAGGTATTGTTTTAGCTGCTTTAGGTGTTGGAAAGACAACTTGCGCTACTAAAATCGCTAACACTGCTTTTAATTTAGGGTTAAACGTTATTCAAATATTTTTTGAGGATACACCAAAAATTATCAAAAGAAAACATATTGCTTGTTGGAGTGGTATTGAACTTAATGAATTACAGAATCATAAAGATGAACTTATAACTTTAGTTAATGACAAACTAGAAAGAGGTGGTTCTCTAATGTTAAAAAAATTCTCAAGTGTAGATACTACAATGGGTAAAATTAGGAATTTTGTTAAAAAACAAATTTCTAGTGGTGTGCATCCAGATTTAATAATTATCGATTATATTGATTGTGTTCAACCTTCTAGACATAATGATGATGTTAATGCTGGGGAAGCAATGATTATGCGAGAATTTGAAAATTTGTTATTTGAATATAATATCGCGGGTTATGCGATGATTCAAGGTAATAGATCAGCTATTAAATCAGAGGTCGTTGATACTGATCAAATGGGTGGGTCAATTAAAAAAGCTCAAATTGGTCATTTTATATTATCAATTGCGAGAACTATAGACCAAAAAGAAACAAACCAAGCAACACTGGCTGTATTAAAATCAAGATTTGGTAAAGATGGGGTAATCTTTAAAGATGTTTTATTTGATAACGCTAGAGTTAATATTGAAATAGGTGATAATGATGGGTCGAAAACATTTTTACAAACTAAAAATGATAAAGATTCTAGTGGCCAAGAAAGAGTTAGAGCAATCATGGCTGACATGAAAAAAGAAAGAGATAAAAACAAAGAAAATGGAAATGCGTAAAAAAAAGTATAGTATTTTCCCATTAGAACATCCAGATCTATGGGAACGGTTTAAAAATTGTGAATCACAATTCTGGAAAGCACAAGTTTGTGACTTTTCAAATGATAATTTTGAAGGGTTAGAAGAAAGTCAAAAGAGATATTTAAAAATGTTAATATTTTTCTTTGCTAATTCAGATGCGGTTGTTGCTGATAATTTAGCTTTAAATTTTCTTCAAGAAAAAGATATGCCAGAAGAAGCTAAATTCTTCTACAGTTATCAATTAATGAATGAAAATGTTCATAACGAAACATACGCGACAATTATTGAAAACTACATTAAAAATGATAGGGAAAAAGAAGATGCTTTCAATGCAATTTTCACAGTACCTACAGTAGCTAAAAAAATGTCATGGGCAGTTAAATGGATTGATAACGGTACTTTAGAAGAAAAACTAATTGCTTTCTCAGCTGTGGAATTAATTTTATTTTCATCAACGTTTGCGGGTATTTTTGGATTTAAAGATTTAAATAAATCATTAGAAGGATTATATGTTGCGAATGAAGAAATCAGTAGAGATGAAGCCTCACATGGTGAATTCGCGGTTCATTATTATAATAATCACGTAAAAAATAAAATTGCTCCAGAAAGATTGCGGGATATTATTTTAGAAGCTTATAAAGTAGAAGAGCAATTTATTTATGATTGTTTTGGTGAAGGTGTTGTAGGTTTCAATAGAGATAAAATGATTCAATACGTTCAATATGTTACAGATAATGTATTAACTAGATACAACCAACAAAAAGAATTCTATGTTAAGCAACCATTAAAATATATGGAAAATATCGGGTTAGCGAGTAGAGATAATTTTTTCGAAAAAAGGGTTAGTGAATACACAAAATTATCGGATAATAGTTTAACTATTAATACTGATATGGATTTTTAAAAACAATAGGTTTAAATATGAAAATTAAGAAAAGAAATGAAGAGTTGGTGGCTTTCAACCCCAACAAAATTTTAAGTAGATTAAAAAGTACCGCTAAAGGATTAAAAGTTGATTATACTAATATATCAATTGAAGTACAAACATTATTATATGACGGGATTTCAACAAAACAAATTGATGAAGAAGCAGCTAGATTAGCTGCATCCTATTGCACAAATCATCCAGATTATTCGTTATTTGCCGCGAGAATTACCGCTTCAAGATTACAAAAAGAATTAGGGACTGGGATAGAAATTTGGAAAAAACGATTAACTGGGTTAATATCAGATAATGTTTTTGAAAAACAAGCTAAATGGGATGTTGAACCTAATTATGCGTATGATTTTACTTTTGATTACATCGGTATTGGTAGTTTTATGACTGTTTACGGTGTTAAAAAGAATAAAAGGCAATTGGTTGAGTTACCATGTGAAATGATGTTTAGAGTGGCTTTATTTCTATCTGAGAGTAAAGATGAATTCATCGCTAGATATGAAAATTTTACTGGTAGAAGATACGGTGTTGCAACACCAGTTTTCTCTAACGGTGGAACTTTAAACAACACTATGATTAGTTGCTCAGTAAATGAATTAATGGATGATAGTTTAGATGGTATTCACGATACATTAAAATCTATTGCTCAAATGTCTAAAAGTGGTGCTGGTATTGGATTATGGGCCTCTAACTTAAGATCTAAGCATACTGAATACAATAATAAAGGTAAAGCTGGTGGTATTATTAGGTTTGCTAAAATGGTTAACGAAGATCTTAGATTTTTCAAACAAAATGAAGATAGAAGAGGTAAAGGGGCTTTGTATTTAAATATTTGGCACCGAGATTTATTCGATTTCTTGGATTTAGTTAAAAAAGAAGGATCTGAAGAAACGACTGCAAGAGATTTAATGATTGCGGTTGCGATTAATGATTTATTCTACAAACGTTTAATGAAAGATGAAAAATGGTCAGTATTTTGTCCAGATCAAGTTCTAAAAACAATGGGATTTAATTTATATGATTTTTGGGGTGACGAATTTGAAGCTAAATACCTTGAATGTGAAAATGAATTATCTTTAGATAGACACCAATATACTTGTAGAGAAGTTGTTGAAAAAATATGTTCTTTACAATCTGAAACTGGGGTTCCTTATGTTTTAAATATTGATAATGTAAATAAAGTTAATAACCAAGAAAATTACGGAATTATAAAAACAGCTCAGTTGTGTATCGAAATTGTTCAACAAACTAGTTCAACTGTTTCAGCTCAATGTTGTTTAGGATCAATAGTTTTAGCTTCTTTTGTTAAAAACGGTAGAGTTGATTATGAGGGAATCAGAAAAGCGGCCGCTGGGTTAAATTACACTTTGAATAGGGTAATTGATAAAAATGAGTGGGTTAATCAAAATTCATTTAATGGTGGTGTATTCCAAAGAGCAACAGCTATTGGTGTTTGTGGATTAGCTGATCTATTTTATATTTTAAAAATTCCATTCGAAAGTGAAGAAGCTAAAATAACTAACAGACAAATATTCGAAAATATTTATTATGGTGCTATTGAAGGTTCAATTAAATTTAGAAAAGAAAATACAATTTTTAAAGAAGCGCTTAAATTAATTGATGGTACTAATGTTGGTAAAGGAATTTTTGTTTTTGAAAAATATGATGAAGAAATACCAACTACATTAGACTGGGAAGCGTTAAGAAGTGATGTATTAGAATTTGGTGTAGCGAATAGTATGTTTGTAGCTCCAATGCCAACAGCGTCAACAGCAGCATTAGCTAACGTTAATGAAATGTTCGAACCAATACAAGATTTAGCTTTAATTAGAAAAACTATTTCAGGTTCATTCCCAATGTTAAATAAACATATGGTTAGAGATTTAGAGGAAAAAGGTATTTTATGTGATGATATAATTTTAGAAATAAAAAATGTTAAATCGTTAAATGAGGTTAATTTAGGTCGATATACTGATGACACTAATTGGATTAATGATTTTAAATTCTTATATAAGACAATTTGGGAATTACCTCAAAAAACGATGATTAATTTAAGTGCTGATAGACAACGATTCATCGATCAATCACAATCATTTAATTTATATTGGGATAACCCAACTTTATCTAAATTAGTTAATGCGTTAATTTACGGTTGGCAACAAGGGTTGAAAACTGGTGTTTATTACACAAAGACCAAGCCTAAAATTTCTGCTGATAAAAGTCTAGGATTACAAAAAGTATCCGTTGAAGATAATAAACCAGAAGATAGTCCATTCGACTGTTTAGGTTGCTCAGCATAACAAATAAAAAAATGGGTGATAAATATTTATCACCCATTTTTATTTTAAACTATTTATAATAAAAACATGAGTGATTACATTAATATAGAATTCCCCTTTAAAGATGATGTAAATGGGAAATACCTTAATTTAAATAGCGATTCAAATAACGCGATTAAATCAGAATTATTATTACTATTATTAACTACGAAAGGTCAAAGATTATATTTACCAGATTTTGGGACCAATTTAAAAAAATTTATTTTTAATCAATTAGATGGGGTTAGTTTGAATGAGATTAAAATTGAAATAAATACGGCGATTTCCAAATATATTCCAAAATTAAAGGTTACTAGTTTAGTTGTAATCGAAACTCCATTAGAAGAACATACTGCTGTTGTAAATATAAATTATACAATTACTGACGATGTTTTTGAAACGAAAGATAATTTAATAATAAAATTCTAATAAGCAACCATCTAGGTTGCTTTTTTCATTTAAATTTTTTAATTTTTTAATATATTATATTTATATAAAAAGATTAATATGTCAAAAAAAATAAATTATTTTAGTAGAAATTTTAATGATACGAGAACGGAGCTAATCAATTTCGTTAAACAATACTATCCAAACCTATTAAGTTCTTTTAATGATAGTAGTGTTGCTTCAGTTTTTATTGATTTAAATGCTGCTGTAACTGATTTACTATCATTACATACCGATAGAATGTTCCAAGAAACACAAATAGACTTCGCTAAAGAACGATCTTCTGTTTTGTCATTAGCTAGGACTTTTGGGTTGAAAATACCTGGCAAAAGACCCTCTATTACGGTTTGTGATTTTTCAGTGACTGTACCAGTTAATGGTGATTCGTTTGATATTGAATATGCACCAATAATTAGAAGAGGAGCCCAAGTTGGTGGTTCTGGTAAAATATTTGAAACTGTTGATGATATTGATTTTTCCTCACCATTTACTAGTGGTGGTGTTCCAAATAGAATAATTATTCCAAATATAAATGGTAATGGCGCCATTGTTAGTTATAAATTAACTAAACGAGAAATTGTAATCAATGGTGTTTCAAAAATTTTTAAAAAAACTATTTCTACTCAAGACGTTAAACCATTCCTAGAGGTAACATTACCTGATTCAGATGTACTGTCAGTAGAATCAATAATAACCCTAGAAGGGTTAGACTACTCTACTTCACCAACTAATAACGATTTTTTTAATAAAGAAAATCAATGGTATGAAATGGAAGCTTTAGCTGATGATAAAATATTTATTGAAAATAATAATGTGATTAGTGATAATCCAAGTATTAAGCCTGGTAAATGGGTCCGAGTTGATAAAAAATTCATTACTGAATATACTGACCGAGGATTCTTAAAAATAATTTTTGGTGGTGGTAATCAAGATATTAGTAACGTATTTAATTTAAATAGTGGTTTTACTAATAGATTAGGTGATTTTATTAATAATTTATCATTAGGTATTACGCATAAACCAAATACAACCTTATTCATTAAATATCGTGTTGGTGGTGGTTCTTCTAGTAATATTGGGCCAGGGACATTAACTAATAACATTCTATCTGATATTTTTGTAAATGGAACGGTAAATAAGAAAAACATCCTTGTTAGGGATTCATTAACAGTTTCAAATCCAGTACCATGTTTAGGTGGTAGGGATGAACCATCTGTAAATGAAATTAGAAACATTGTAAAATATAATTTTTCAGCTCAGAATAGAGCTGTAACTATAAAAGATTATGTAAGTCGAGTTGCAATGATGCCTGGTGAATTTGGAGTACCGTTTAAATATAATGTTTATGAGGAACAAAATAAAATAGTTGTAGCTATTTTAGGGATTAATCCAGAAGGTAAATTAACAAATTCATCAACAAATATTTTAAAAGATAATATTTCAGAATACCTAAGTGATTACAGAATGATCAATGATTATGTTCAAATTAAAAATGGTAAAATAATTAATTTAGGGTTTGATATTGATTTAATGGTTGATAAAAAATTTACAAAGTCGCAAATTATATCTGAAGTTATAAATCGAGTGATTAGTTACCTAGATGTGAATAAATTTGATATGGGTGAAAATATTTTCCTATCTCAATTAATTGAAATAATAAATAACGTTAATGGTGTTCTAAATATTGTTGATTTAAAGGTTTTTAATAAAGTGGGTGGTAAGTATTCATTAAACGAAATCTCTCAACCATACACTAATGAAGAAACTAGAGAAATTGATTTAATGGGTGAATATACTTTATTTTCGGATGGTAATTCAATTTTTGAGGTAAAGAATCCAGTAAGTGATATTCGCGTAAGAGTAAAATAATTAAAAAAATAAATATGAGTTGTTGTAAAGTAAAAAATAATTTTAAAAAAGAAAATAATGATAAACCTAGTAATTTAATTACTAGGTTATTTCAATTTATAGTGGTTTTGGTATTAACATTAATAGCCTCACCAGTGATAATCTCAATCATTTTAATAATGTTATTCCAATCAATAGTATTAAATAAAAGAAATGATTTAACTAATATTCTTAATTCAATAATAGAAGTTAAAAATAAAATAAGTAATAAAAACGCTGATGTTGAAGATACTGAAGATGCTGAGAATGTTGAAGATTATGATATAATCGGGTTAGAAAAAATAAATAAAGAATAATTTAATATAAATAAATTGGAGAATAAAACAATTAGAATAAAAGCCTCAGTAAATGGTGGGGATACATATATTAAAGCCGCCTTAACGCAAGATTTTGATTTTTTAGAGGTATTATCCTTAAAATTAAGTCAAGAAGAAGTCTATACCAGATTCTCTAGTGATTACGGAGTAATTGCTGGAAGATGTATTGTTAATAGCGGATTAGGTGTGCCTAATTGTAAATTATCTATCTTTATTAAAATTAATGGTGATGATGTTGATAATGAATATATAGCTACACTACACCCATACAAAAACCTACAAGATTTAAATGTTGACGGTTTGCGTTATAATTTATTAGCGAATAATTTAACTAGTGATAGGTATTCTTCGGTGGGATCATTCCCGACTAAAAACGCGATTCTAGATAATGACCAATTATTTGAAGTGTATGATAAGTATTATAAATATACCACAACTACGAATGATTCAGGTGATTTTATGTTTTTTGGAATACCAGTCGGAACACATATGTTAACGATGGACGCTGATTTATCAGATATTGGTATTTATTCGCAAAGACCTTATGATTTTATCGAACAAGGTAGTAATAAAAACTTATTTGAATCAACAACAAAATTTAAAGAGAGTAAAAATTTAGATACTTTATCACAAATTAAATCAAAACAATTAGGTGTTACAGTTATGCCTTTTTGGGGTGATACTGAGATCAATGAGATTGGAATTACTAGAGTTGATATTGATTTGGGTCACGAAATTATCCCAAGCGCAATATTCATGGGTAGTATTTTTGGTGATAATGAAAAAAATAGTCTTAATAAAAATTGTGCGCCTAGAAAAGATTTAGGGCGATTATGTGAAACAATAACTACCGAGGGGTCAATAGCTATGATTAGGGAAACACCCGATGGTCGAATAGAGCGATTTGATGTTGAAGGTGGCCGAGTGATTGATGAAAACGGTGCCTGGGCTTATAGAATCCCAATGAATTTAGATTACGTGATTACGAATGAATATGGGGAATTAACACCAACTGATGATACAACTAAAGGAATACCAACTAGAGCTAAGGTTAGGTTTAAAATTAGTATGGACGATAGTGGGGATTCTGGTAGATTAAGAAGTAGAGCAAGTTATTTAATTCCGCATAATCCAAAAGATATTTCTGAAGAGGATTATAGTTTTGATAGTAGTACTTCAGATAAGCATTTTAGGGATTTATATTGGAATAAAATATATACTATTAAAAATCATATCACTAGGGTTCAAGGTGCTTGTGGTGGTAATTGTAGTGATAACCGACATATGGTAGGAATTAAAGATGTTGATAATTGTGTTGGTCTTAAAAACCCATTTCCATTTAATAAATTAGATGGTGACTTCAATCCCATATTCTCAATTCTATGTATAATAATCGGTATCATAATACTCGTTATTAAAATTGTAAATGAGTTTTTAAGTTGGTTAAATGGAATTGGTATTGGCGGTGTAATTGATTGGTACCCATTTAAAGGTATAAAATGTGTTAAAATTAACTGCGGGTCACAAATATATACGCCTGGCTGTGGTGGTAAAGCGGTACCATCTGATAGTAATGGGAGTTCTAGTGATGTAACTCATGAATGCTTTAAAACTCAGTTAGCCGAATCTCTTAACGTATATGAGTTTGACTTCTATAATGATTGGGTTAATGGGTCTCTTTTTTCATTCTTAATCAAATATAAAAAGAAAAAAAATGAGAAAGGTAAATTTTGTGATTTAGATGCTAGTAATAAAATGTACATTGTTGACACTATTATAAATGGTAGTAATAATATTAAAGATTTCACTAATGTAAATATTGGTTCTGGGATAATTAAAGAATATAATGGTGAACTTTTCTATGGTGCTTACCATAATAAAGGTTATTTATTATTTGCAACGGATTTATATAATTTGGGATCAGTATTTGATTGTGATTGGCAAGGTATTCCAAATATTAATAAATATCTAACCCCTTCCTCATACCAACTCCCACCAAAAATTGATGAAGAATTTGGTGTTACTGAATTCGCTAATGATGGATCACCGAATGGGTTATTATTTAATTTAACATGTACTAAATTAACAATTAATTCTAAACAAGGGCAAAATATTAAGCGCTTATGTGAAATTGGTGTTGGTTTAGAAGAATATGGAACAAACAACGCTCTTAGGGATGAATATATCAATAACTCTGAGATAGAAAACCAATATATTAGAGATGTATTATTATACTTAAACGATCCAACGTTAACAGGGTTCACAAATACTGGGTTAAGTAGTGGTTTTGGTAATCTGTCAAGTTATTCAAACTTAAACCCAAACTTAGGTCTTGATTATGTCAGATATAGAGAATTCGCAAGTAAAGCGGTACACCAATCATTAGGTAATTCATTTTACTTTTATTTTGGTAGTACACCAGGTTCAACTGCTTTAGATAAGATGAATAGTAAGTATTTCGCTAAGAATTTTGGTTCTGGTGTTGACACGTTTACTATTAGCGGTTCGGTAACTAATGTAAGTAATATAGGTGGATCAAATGGTGCTATTAATAATATAATTATTGATGGAGGAACAGCGCCATTTACTTATGAATGGAATACTGGGATTATCGCTAATAATTTAATTAATTTAAGTGTAGGTCAATACATATTAACCGTTAGTGATTTTAATAAGAATGTGGTTAGAAAAATATTTAATGTTTTAGGTCCACAACCAATTATAGTTGATACAAGTAAAATAGATGAACAAAGTATTAATGGTGGTGATGGAATAATTTATATTGATAATATAATTGGAGGAACCTCTCCTTACGATATAACATTAACTGGACCTAATGGATCAACAACGGTTAATAATGTCTTAAATCATATGTTTAATGGCTTAAATGATGGATCTTATCAAATAAGTGTAATCGATAGTGGATTACCTTCAATGAGTTATTCAACTTCAGACCCAATAGTAATTAATAAACCAAAAGAATTATTAGTTAGTTTAACGAATAGAACCAACCCAACTTGTTTTGGTAATAGTAATGGGTTTATTAATATTGATGTGACATCAGGTAATTTCCCTTATTCTTTTCTAACTACATCTACTGGTTTTTCTAAAACCGATATGAATCTAAATAATTTAAGTAGTGGTACTTATTATGTTACAGTTACTGACTCTATTGGTCAAGTGTTTAATGATGTAATTACATTAACGCAGCCAGATGAACCAATAATGGCCAGAACCACATTAAGTGGTGGGGTGAATGTATTCTTAGTTAGTCAACCAAATACTGCTGATGAGATATATACTTTCTATAAAAATAATAGCGTAGCTGGAACAGCTTTTAAAATGAATACAGCTGGATTAGGTGAATCAATTTCATTTGAGTATGGTGCATTAATAATTGGTGATAAATTAAAATTTAAAACACCTGATGGTTGTTTTAGTTCAATAATAACATATAATGGGTAAAAAGATAAAATTAAATAAATTTAAATCGTTAGAATCAATTAATAAAGAATCTTTCATTAATTTAGAAATTAATCAAGATAATAAAGAAATTCCAATTAACGAAATTGAAGGTGTGTTAAATGTTTCGGAACAATTTAATAAAGAGCGAAATGAAAGTTCATTATTTAGATTAACAGGTACTATTAACCCAATAATGAGTAATATTTTGTGTAATACGACTGGTGAGGGTAGTTTAAGCGTTTTCAATAAAATTGAGTTTAGAGATAGATCATATCCATCAGATGGGTTATTAACGAATGATGATGATTTATCGTTTAAAGAAAGTATTATAGAGCATTTGGTTAACATTAATGGGTGGTGTGGTTATTACGATCCAACTATCTCATCTAAAGTTAATTGTAAATTAATTGAAATGCACCCTAAAAAAGAGAGTTTTAGTTTTTTAAAGACGAACGGCATTAAAAATTGGTGTATATCCATAACATATCCGTTTCAAAAATTAGTAACAAATCTAGTTGGTATTGGGTTATTAGTGATTAAAAAAGAAGTAGTTACATTTAATAATCGTAGTATGGTTAGATTTACTACTCCAGTTAATCATGGGTTAAATAGAGGTGATAAAATTAGATTATTTAATTTAAGTAACCCTTCACTCAATGGTGATTACATTGTCTTTAAAACTGGGTTAGAAAATGGTGATAATAAAGAAAATTATTTTTTAATTGATATTAATCCATCGGTTGATATTACTTCAACTACTAAAGTTAGTCGATTAGTAAATGGGTCACCATCCGAATATTATTATCGAGTTTTTAAAAAGATAAAAACAAAATATTCGCAAATAATGGAAGATGATGATTATGAAGTTTTCCAAATGGGGTTTGCGAATAATATTTTCAACGATAACATTTTACAATTCATAATAAATGAAGAGATTGATATAAGTGAATTGACAGATAATTTAAATCGTCCATTAACTGAAATTTATTTAAGTATATTAAAAACGGATTCAAACGGTACTTTTTCAACGGTTAAAAGTGGGTTGAATTTAAATTACATAGATGATGTTGCTTCCCCTAATTCAATACCTGATATTAGAAAAATAAATAATAGTACTTCTAGCCCAACGCCACTTGAGGTAGGGCTTGATTCAGCGGATACAACTTTTTTAGGTGATTTAGTTGAATATAATAAATATACTTTAATTGAACGTACATTATCTAATGTAAATCATAGATTTAATACGATTAATCGAGATTTAGGTGGTATCATTATTAGCCCAGCAAATGAAGCTAGTGTTAATATGGGTAACAGATATGAAGGTTATTTTTACAATCCACATCATAAAATTAGAATTAGAGAATTATCGGATTATATCGAGCAAGGGGATCAAACAACTGGAGATATTCCAGAGTATGCTGAAAACTTAGGTGATGGTAGATTTTTATGGCGAGATATTTATAGTATCGGGATTAACGCTTCTTCAAACTCACCTAACTATCCTTTTTTGAATGGTTGTCATTATATTAATAAAAACATTAATTTTAATTTAAAGAGACAAGATCCTTTTGGTAATTACGGGTTATTTTATAATACGTTCCCAAGAGATAGTGGTGGGGTTGTGATTAATGATATTGGAATTAAAAAAGATACTGATTATGAATGTTAAAAATTATAAAATAAATATAAATTCTATTAAAAATGGTGGTTTTATAAATTTACCGATATTTGAAGATTTCTCTACCCTAGATCAATACGACACCATTAAAAAAGATTTTATTGAAGTAGAGAAGAGTAAAAGTATTAATCCAATTTTAGATTATGAAAAGACTAGGTTAACACCTAAAAAAGATGGTAATGATATTAATAAAATTAATATTAATTTAAATCTACTTTCAAATGGGGTTATTAATTCTTCTAGTACTTTAGAGAGTATTGGTTTTAATCAAAAAGATGTTTTATATAGTAAGAATGCGTTTAAAAAAAGTTTTTTAAGATTAAATTTTTATGATACTGATAAATTAACCTCACAAAGGTTAGTTAATTTTTACACAATTTTTTTAAAAATGTTACCAGAATATTTAAATCAGAACGGTGGGTATTTGGCTGGAACACCAAAACCTGTTGCTAATATTCCAGTCAAGTTTACAATTAAAAATCCGAATATATTTGTTGATGAATATTCAGAGGGGTTTAATTTATATCATTATAAAGATGAGGTAAAAAATGGTTTACCAAAAGAATTATTTATGCGAGGTGTTTTCAATAACGCTAAAAACGGTGTTAGTTATAATTTAATGACTGCTAATTCTCCTCAATCAATAACTAACCTAGTAAATAAGTTACATGTAAAATATATTTTATACCGTGATAATACTGGGTATTATTATGAAATTGATGAATCTTATTCAGATAATATAATTGTTGACTCAAATAACAATCTAACTATTAAGTTATATGAAATTATTGAATTATAAATGGAACTAATTAAAAGAACAGTTAATTTAAATAATTTACCTGAAGGTGATTTATTTTTTAATATTAGTATTGAACAAACGATAGACAATCTGGGTATTTTCACTAATACCCCATTTTATCACGATGTGCTTAATTTTGATAAATTAAACTCGAATGATATGTTTGGTAGACCAGATAATACTGATATTTCAGCCTGGTTTTCAAATAATAGCATTCATGTTAGTGGTTTAACGGAAAGTAGGGTCGAAGAATTAGCTACGTATGATTTAATTAATAAGTACCAAATAAATTTTGACGTTGAAAAAAACAACTATGTTAACCATTTAGGTGATGAAATTGATGGTGTTAGTAGAATAACGAATATTAGTGACGGTTTGATTGAGTATGTATTTGACGCTAAAAATGATCCAAATATTGGTACCATTTACCAAAATAATGGGATTTTATATCGTGACACGAATAACAGAACTTCATTTGAATTTAAACAAGAAGGTAATAACAATTTTAACTCTTCGTTAGAAGCAATTTATAAAGAAGAATACTTAATTGGGGTTACAGATGTTTTAGAAACTAAAAATGATATATTTATTGATAGGGGGAATACTACTGTAATGGAACGCATGTTAAAAATGTCTGAAGTGAATAGTTTAGACCATTTAGAAAATTATGGGAACGGATATTTCAACATAATTAGAGGTTAAAATAAAAAGATAATAATAAAAAATTTATAGAATGTCAAACGGGGTTTATGGTATTAAAAGAGGTGCGGATGTTGATCTATCTGATGTAGAAGTATTTTTACATTATTCACCAAGTAGGAATAGTAGAGGTAATGAAGTTATTTCTAAATTAGTGACTGATGAAGTATTGTTTAAGAACAATAACCCTAACAATATCAATAATTTAGAGATCTTTGGTGGGTTATATACTTTAAAATTACCAACAACTAGTTTTGGTAATAAAGGTATTTATACTATTATGATCAAACCAATTGAAATTAGAACTAAATTAATAGATGTTGGTGTTTTGTCAGCACAACCAAATATTAGAGGATTAGTTTTTGATCTTAGTTTAATTGATAATAAATTCTTAAATAAGTTCCAAAATAACGGGTTAATTGGTTATAGAATAGAATATCTTAGTAATACTGGTATTGATAGAAAGATAAAGAATTTGTTTAGAATTATTACGTCAAATAATAAAGCTGAACCGATCAATCAAAACTTAAATAATAGTAATCAAAAAGCGATTCGTTATCGTTTTAATGATAGCGCTACATTTGTATTTGCGACAGTAACACCTAATTCAGCTAATTCAGCTACACCTAATATAATCCCATTCATTGGTGACGCGAATCAAGATGTAATTTTAACCAACACTTTTTTTAACCCAGTGATGTTAGAAATTGAAATGGTTGAGTATGATATTGAAGATTTGGCAATTGGGATGTTTGGCCCTCAAACTAAATCTTTGGAAGATGGTATTTACACAATATATAATTTCGATAAAGAAATTTACAAACAATTTAGTCTATATGAAATTAAAGACCAATACACTGGTAAACCATTATTCGAGGTTAAAGATATACAAAATAACGTTGATTTTTCAAAAGGATTTAACATAATAACTAATATATAAAATGAGTGGTAAAATAAAAATTCCAGGGTATTCACAACGAGTTTCGTATGATAACGGTATCGAGTATAGAAATTTTTCTAGTAATTTAGTTGGTAATCAAACGATATCAACATCAAATGCTGCTACCTTTACTTCAGGTAATTTTAATATAACTACCAATATTGATTCAAAAATTAGTAAATTTTTTAATTTAAAAAAATATTCTAAATATTCTAACCTAAATGATTTAAATTTAAGTGTTGAGGGTATTGAAGTAAATAAATTCAAATTTAATTTAAATTTAGATAAAAAAAAATTAAAAAATTATAGTTATTTTGGTTCATTAAAAGAATTTTTAAGAGTATCTTTAGAAAAGATAATTATAAACTGGCCAGCTGGTTTAAAAATAAATAATTTTGATTATAATAACCCATTATTGGATTATAATACTTATTATTCTAAATCTTATGATGAGGTGTTGGATTCAACAACATTCAGTGTATTAAAGAAATCGATTGTTAACCCATATAG